GACTTTTCTATTTTGTTGTTACTTTTGTGTTTTGATAAAACATCACAATTTGTGGATTTGTGGTGAAGTATGCGTGCGTGTATTTAGATGTATGCTTTTGATAGGTTTCTTTCAACTGTTATGAGCCTTTCGTGAAAATATCCATGGTCGTGATCGATCCGTCGTGTCTTCCGCCGTACCGTTCGAGCGCGTCATAGTATCGCGGCTCGAACGTTGCGATATCGACCAATGAACACTCGACGCTCACGGTCTTCATTTTGTTTTTTAATTTTTAATTTTTCGTTTTGAGACTCGCTTAAGTGGCGTAGTGTCAGGATTTTCAATTAAAAATTATGAGTCAAGATGTTGTGAGCTCACAATGACTCGTAATGTCGCTTAAGGCTGCAATACATACGTTTCTGTGTCACATACCTAATATGCCACTTGCCACCGCCCCGAAATTCGAGTCGACGCAGCGTATCGCACATCGCGTGAAGAACGTTCTGGCAACGCACGGCCACCGCGGCGTCGAGTTGGAGTTTCGTTTGGGGCGATCTTTTGGGAACCGGTTCGTTTCTGGAGTATCAAAAGAAGGATGGACGAAAATCACACGTGCGCTTGAAAAATCACACGAATTCGTCTCGGTTCCTGAACTCGTGACGCGGGAAAGCATTTTATCGGGCGGATGGAAACAGGTCACGTTCGATGACGAGACAGTTCCGCCGCAATGGAACCATAAACAGAAAGTCGATACATTTGAAGTGCTGGATATCCTTCCAGATTCGCCGTGGGCCGTTCGGGCTTCGCTGAGTCTGGAAAATGTCGAGAAGTGTCCTCCCGCCCCCGTCCGCGAAGGGAAAGTTGAGGCGAGCGGGTACGTGAGGAACAAGAAGAGGCTTTCGTACACATATAAATGCTGGAGCATCGATATGACGCGCGTCCAGAGCAACTTTCCAGGCCACGACGACGAGACGTTCGAAGTCGAGATTGAATTGGCTGATCAGGAGGCGTTTTTCACGTACACTGTCGACCATATTGTCATGTGGGCACAATGCCTCGTGAAAGATATGATCGAGCTTGCGGCCGTGTGAATTGTAATAATTATTAATTTGTTCAAAGAGTCGCGTACATTTGATTCAAAAAGTTCATGGCATTTTTGTTAGATTGGCGACGTGGGGATTGGCGAGCGGGAGTACGAGATCGGCCTGCACGTGATGTGTTGGTTGTACGGCCGGAATTCGTCTTGGTACGGCCGGAATTCGTCTTGGTACGGCCGGAATTCGTCTTTGTACGGCCGGAATTCGTCTTGGTACGGCCGGAATTCGTCTTTGTACGGCCGGAATTCGTCTTGGTGCGGCCGGAATTTGGCGGTGCTGGACGGAGACCAGACCCCTGTGCATTGAGTCGCGCCATGATATTCTCCAGTTCTGCAGTTGTGTGGCGTCGCATATCCATCCGCTGCGCATGTGTCGCTCCGTCGGCAGGAAACAATCCCGGAGAATTCGCAAGCACGTTCATATTGATATTCGGCATTGCGGGCGATCGGTTGGCGGGCCGGCGGGCATATTCGGGGTTCGTCAGTTCCCGTGTCGGTTGCAAGGGTGGCGACGGACCTGATCCATTGAACATCCATGCGAAATTTCTGCGATTGAGATTTTGTCCGGATCCATTGAGGGGAACTTCGTCGAGGCCGGGAGAGTTTGCGGGGCGTCGAGGCGATGGAGTTGGTGTCGCGGCGCGTCCTTTCCAGACGCCGCTCCTGGAAGTCGTCCCGCTCCATTTCTGGTTACGGTCGCGGTGCCATGGCGCATTAGCATTCTGTGTGTTGGCCTGCAAGCCGCGCTGCACGATGCGTTGAGGAACACGAAGAGGTTTCGAGGATGGCATGTGGCCGTTCTTGCCTGCTTTCGGCGATGGAGCCAAGTACTCGCGAACACGGTACTTCTTATCGTTCCTGGACCATAATCCGTGGCGCGTGGCTTTGTAGAAGAATTTATACTGCCAGCCTTGCTTTCCAGCCTCGCCAACGGTCGACACAAATCCCAATTGAGTCATTTCCGCGTCGGTGATGAGGCGGTACGTGACTGCAGGATCGAATCCACACGATACAGTTTCGCGGCGGGAGGCGATAGTGCGGTTGGAATGCTTGCCACCCGTGAGACGTGTCAAGAGACGCACGAGGCGATCGCGCTGCGTACGTGGAACGGGTTCCCGGGGCATGTTGGTTCCATACGTCCGCATAGAAAACGCGATCTTACGGAGACGTTCTTTTGTTTCTTTATCGGCTGCCACGGTGCATAGGGGATTCCTCAGGACGTGGTACATGTAATCGACTGTGACGGGAAGTTGTCGCATACCGTTCCATTTCTTCTGATCTATGCTTGCATCGACTGGCCTCACCAACTTGACGGCATCGATGATCTGGGCATCTGTGACTGTCCCGAATTCCGGGTGAAGTACCTTGTATACTTTCACGGGAGTCAATGTCGTTTTTCCGTCCCATGTAGTAATAGCATTTTTGCGATTCTGGGAATTGGTGGCCTTCCAGAGAACTCGTGAGCTGCCGGATGTCATGCGCAGTCCCTTGGAATCTCACCAGATTTTTATTTCAATTCACCGAAATCAAGACCAGAATGTTATTATGAGTCCCACGGCAACCAAAGTGAGAATATCGTGATTCTGGTCTTTGCGCGGGATCGAGACGCGGCCGTACGGATCGTACACGACAGTTGGCGCTCGGCGAATTGGACGCATATCTTTTGCCCTCAGAAGAAGCTCAGGCACGATAGTATACGCGCGATCAGGGACTTCGGCACGCTGCATGTACCTCATCATGTAGGCCGAGCTATACACAGTCCCGATCGTGCATGTACAATTCGTCTCAAATACAAATTCGTACCCTGCCGCGCGTTTGAATGTATCACACCCTCCCCATGACGCAAGAGATTCGTCGGAATCAACACACGTTCCGAGCGAGATGGCATCGAACGGCGTATCGAGGAGTTTCGCCAATTCCTTGAGCTTGCGTAATGCAGCGCCGCCTCCTGCACTTCGCACGCCTTGGTTTAAAATAAGAATTCGAGGTGCGCCGGCTTGCAACGCCTTGGAAAAGCATCCGTGCAAGCCGGCGGACGGGTCGATGGCTTCGACGTGCCACCCCAACCGCTGTGCGTAATCGGCCACATCGTCTTGTGTTCCCATGACCATTTTGGTTGGGATGAGGTCGCCGAGGATCTCGAGCGCTGACGTCATTCTATATGATGCGCGTACAATTTAATTTCCCGCGCGGATCCGTTTGGCACGTGTGGTTGATTTTGCATGCTTGGCGCTGATATTGGCAATGATATTCTCGTACGTCTGTCCGCGCTCCTGTTCATGCGCCAATTTCGTGAGTGGGAACGGTTTGCCAGCGACCGATTGTGATAATGTGCGCATCCTGCGATTCGCCTCTGTGTTCAAAAATTGGTTGAAAGTGGGCTTGGCGCGCGGCTGCATCATTTTGGTATACCGCGACTGGAGGCCGGCACGCGCAGCGCCATACGCCTCGCCAATGCCGTTACGTGCCTTGCCATACGCCTCGCCGATGCCGTTACGTGCCTTGCCGTATGTGGACGCAGCGCCGTTACGCGTGGATCGCCAGCCCTGTACAGTCCGTCCCGCAAAACCAGGCGTAGTGGAGTTGGCGTTCTTGAGGATTCTTGTTTTGTGGGCCGCATACTTTGCCCGCGGCTTGCGAGTCAGGTTCGTATACTTTCCACCTAAAGATGTTAAGATTGGCGTTGTATGTTTGCCGATCTGACTCCTAAAGAAGTAGGCGAGTCCAGCTGCGCCTCCAATCAAGAGAGCTGCCTTGATGAATTTGCGTGCTTTCGATGCGACTTTCTGTGAGCCGCGCGCGGTGAATGTATATGAATTGTTATAGGGATTGCCATTCCGGTTTTCTTGGTGCGCGGTCCTCATGAGATCGTTGTACTCGGCATTCACACTGGAAACGGACTTTTTCCTTGGTGCCATATATTATATACATCAAAGCACGCAAAAAAAACTTCAGCCGATGGTCGGGACGCGATCGACCTTGCCCGTGGCCGCGTCGTACCATACCCGGATTCGATCGGGACGCTTATCATCGGAAACGCGCGCGGTGGTGGGCATGGCTTCGATGGTCGCGTGCACATACCGCATACGCAAAGAATCTATTGCATCAGGCAGATCCGATCCGATATATTTGTGCCATAGCGGCGGCACATCGAGCGGCGCGCCGATACATTGCAGACCGCCGTCGGGTTTCATGAAACATTCATTCTCGAAATCAGGGACGTTCAAGGTCCCGACATATGGCGCAGGGTCGACGATTATTCCAGATGGCGCATCGTACGTTACTCGAACGACATCGGGCGCGGCCGGTTTGATACTGAGCGTATCCCACGTGACGAGCTCGACTTGGTATTGAGGAGGGAAACGGTTGAGTGCATTGAGAGCTTGAGATCCGAGTAATTCAGGCCACGATGAGCGGCGGCCGTGGCATTCCGAAGGCGCGCCGCTCCTCCATTCGCATCCGGGGCATTTATCGAGTGTGTTAATAGCATATTCGTACGCGTCGGAGCAATCGATCGCGACATTGATGCCGAAGGTTTTCGTCGCTTCCGATACAATGACGGAATGGATATCCGTACACATCTTGCTTCCCGACGCGCCTTTCGATAGTGCCAGGAGGAAGCGCGTATTCAAGAGAGACGAATCGAGACGGGCAGCATCACGAGGCACTCCAATAACAACGCACCCATTCTCGGTATTGAAAGAAGCGCGGTTTGTCGTGGGACCCAAGAAGACCTCGCCATTCCACGATTTCTGGAGTGTCCGCCAAGCGATCTCGTGTGGATATTTCGTGTGGAGGTGCTTGGACAATGCGAGGCCTATCGTCTGGAGTCGGTCAAGTTCGCGTTGCTGGTGCGGCGCGACTTCGAGGACCCGATCGCACTGCATATTTCTCTTATATACACATCCATTTTAATTTTGATTATTTCGGGATGTTGTTTGTGACGCAGCACGCGACCACATCTGCTTAAGCGTCTGAATATCAAGGTGTTTGACCCTGGATCACCTATATGACTAGTAACTGGTGACTAGTAGAGAGAAAAATAAAGAAATTTATATAAAATACTTCTATAGGAACAACAAAGGAGGTATAGAGCATAGCATGACATAGCATAGCATGACATGACATAGCATGACATGCCACGTGTCACATCACCCTCCGGCCATCTCTATAGAACTAATTCAAATCCAAAACCATTTTTTTCTCTCTACTAGTCACTAGTTACTAGTCACTTTTTACAAAAATACATGTCATGGAAATCGCCGCCGCGCCTCCGTAAGATGCATACGAGTCATTCTAGAGCGTCGAGGATGTCTTGCCGGCACCTACGATGTCGTTCGTAAAAATGTTCCCGGTACGAAAACGAGAAATGAATATTTATTGTTTGGAAGCGTGTCCTTAAGGGTGCGTTTTTTTTCTCGTACGCGTTTTCCACACTAATTGAAACATCATATACAGCACCGCCACGCCGCCATAAGACACATACGAGTCGTTATGGCCTCATAACAGCTCACAACAGTGTAGATGATATCTTGCCGGCACCTAAAACATCGTTAGCAAATGATGTTCTCGGTACGAAAACGAGAAATGAATATTTATTGTTTGGAAGCGTGTCCTTAAGCGTGCGTTTTTTCTCGTTATGAAGTGTAGATGATGTCTTGCCGGCACCTACGATGTCGTTAGCAAATAATGTTCTCGGTGCAAAATCGAGATACAGGTCCTTAAGTGCGTTTTTTTTGTTGCATCAATATTATATGCGGAAAAACGTCTACGAAACATTAATTAAAAACTATAACACACGAATCGCGTCGACTGCAGCTAAGAATCGCGAACTGAAAGCGAAGTTCTATGCGGCCAATAAGAGGTTCCAAGTCGCGCATCGAGCTTTCGAACGAACGGCGGATCCGGTTATAAAGAATGCACTGACGAAACAGAAACGCAATGCCGAACGCGAGATGAATATCATATTAAATAACATCTATGATATGAATCGCAAACTGGAAAATCACGAGCAGGAGATCTTTAATGGCTTTAGAAGTGGACGTCCGAGAGTTTACATTCCACCACCATCAAAAACACCAATGCGCCGATGGATTTGATTTATTAATGAATCACGATGGAGGCGTTGCGGCGATCATGTAGGCATTGCACTTGAATCGGATCTTGACGTTCTTGAGGCTCGCGTTCGTATAATCGACGATCTTTTTCATTTCCTCGACGACCGTCGCGGTCGGCGTCGCGTCGGCGATGAGCGTGAGGAAAATATCGTTCGTGACGTCGATGAACATCTCATAGACGTCACGCAGCGCAATCTCCTTATCGCGCTTCTTCTCGCGCAGAAGCAATTGCCGCTTCCATTCCTCGCGCGATACGTCGTTCGTGAGGTACCTGAGACGAAGATCGGCATTGGACCGCTCCTGGTCGCGGCGGGCCAAGTGACCGACTTCAATATACTCGATGTGGCGTGATTTCTGTTTGATCGAGTAGATGTAGTCACGAACGTCGCTCGATGGCGTCTGGAGACGAAGCGCGCGATCGATGTCGTGCATCTCGACGCGCCGGTGATTGCCGCAAATGCCTCTTCCGCCGAGAATATCGCCAGGCTGCCGGGGAACCTCTTCGCCTCCCGCGGCAGCTCGTTCACGGAGGAACCGGAAATATTCGGGGTTGTGGACGACGCCCTGGATTATCCGGCCCGTGCGCCAACTGAACGGAGTGCGGCAACTAATACACCACATCTGGTCGCATCCGTCGACCTTGAAAATCAAAGTCGCGCAGCTTGGGCACGGCTTGGTATCGCGCTTGATCAGTTTGGCGGTCGCGACGTCGTTGGCATTGCACGTATGCGGCGCATCGCGAGTCTCGCCGACGACGCCGAGACACTCCGCGCAGGCCCATGTATTGCACGTCCCGCATTTCAGCGCGGACGAGAGGAATCCGCGGCAATCTTCGACGGGACAGGCGCGGATGAATGTACGCGCGGCCAGCTCCTCGGCATCGGCTTCGGTCCTGTTGCCGAGTCCGTTGTTCTCGAAGTGCGATGAGGTGATGCGCGTGAGACGGTGCCGCTTGTTCCAGGTCTCATTGGCGATTTCGTTGAGGCGCCGAGAGATATCGCGCTTTTCCCGTGCGAGATTCGTGATGTCGGTCGCGAGAATCCGGGACGAGCGGAAATTTGTGACGAGGTGCTGCGATGTGGGAAGCTGTGCGATTTCGCGGTCGACGAGGATCGTTTCGCGGTGTGCGCGGTACTCGGTCGATATCCATGCGGCCGTGAAATTGTTCGTCAGGAACTCGTAATTCCACGGATGCGAGCACGACATGCACGCCGCGGGATCGGTCGTCGTCAAATGCCGCTTGCAGCATGTCATGCAGGCCGCATACTCGCATTTGGGGCACGCGACAGGCTTGCGGATCGCGCGTGTATACGATTCGCAACATACGGGACATTCGGTGTCGGGCGCGACGTCCGGTGCGGTGGGCGCGGAGGGGGATGTGGGGGATGCGGGAAGAGGCTGGCGGGATGGGCCGGCCTCGTCTGGCTCGT